TGATTTAGAGGGTGGTATGATTGTGGTAGATGGAGAGGATAATTTTCAGGGAGTTGAATCTTTAAGTACATCTGAAGCAAATGAATGTTAAGTCAATCCCCTTTACAGAGGAGAGGAATCAAAGAATCATAGACAACATTGAGATACTGTACAAAACTAAATGGAGTCGCATTGTTTCTAAAAGCAGGAAGGTAGACCTTATAGAAGCAAGAAGATTGTATTGTGCCCTTTTAAGAAATGTTTTTGGATTATCTTTACAAGTGATTGGAAAAATGGTAAACACTCATCACGCTTCAGTTATACACTCTATAAAAATGCACGATAATTATAGTGAGCTGTATTCAGGGTATGATGATAATTACAATAAAATTAAAGAAACACTTGTGGATAGGGAAAGCTTAGCTTATTTTTTAGATGAATTAAATCATTTAGAAAAGATGAAAAACAAAATACAGGGTCAAATAGACTCTTTAGTACAAAAAAAAGCAACTAATATATTAACAAAAAAATAATTAAAATTATGGCAGACAAAAATTACATACCAAGTAGCATTAAAAAAGTAGTAACTCAATATGGAGAACTATTTAATGTAGCAATTAAAGTAGATGATTTGCAGAAAATCGCTAAAAAAGGATGGGCAAACATTACTATTGCAGAACGCAGAGAAGTTTCTGAAAAAGGAGCAACTCACTATGCTTATGAGAACACTTATGAGCCACCAAAAGAAGTAACAGCAGATAAGCCAAAAGCTAAAGATGACGAGGATTTACCGTTCTAATTTAGAATCAGTATAAATAAGCAATTATTTAAAGAAAACTGCTAAATTATTTGGTAGTTTCAGATAATTGTCGTATCTTTGTATAGAATTTAAGGGGAAGTAGAGCCAATAGACGACCTAAGCGATTTATCGCATAAATGATGAGGCTCTGCCTTAAATTCTAACTAACTAACTAATTATTAACTAAAACAGAAAACACTTATGAATAAAAAAATTACAAGAAAAAAATTATTAATTGATGTATTGTCAATTCAAACCACAAGTGGGAATGAATTTGATATGATTGCTTATATACACAAGTTTTGTCAGGAGAATGTTCCACAAGCAAAGGTTGTGGTAAAAGACAGCAATATATATGTAACAAAAGGAAAAGCTGAAACATATCCTTGTATTGTTGCACACACAGATACCGTACACGACATACACAAATACTATAAAGTGTTTGATGATGATGGTTGTTTATTTGCTTTCAATGCTGAAACAGGAAAGCAGGTTGGAGTAGGGGGAGATGACAAGGTAGGTATATGGATAGCATTAGAAATGTTATTAAGCCAAGACATTATTAAATGTGCGTTCTTTCACTCAGAAGAAGTAGGGTGTATAGGTAGTCGTGCTGCTGATATGGAATGGTTTAAAGATGTAGGATATTGCTTTCAAGCAGACAGGAGAGGAGATAAAGATTTCGTAAACTCTATATCAGGAAAACTATATAGCAAAGCATTTAAAAAAGCTATTGCCCCTACACTAAAAGAGTATGGATATAAAGAAACATCAGGAGCAATCACAGATGTAGGTCAACTTGCAGAGAATGGTGTTGGAGTATGTGTAGCTAATATGAGTTGTGGTTATTATGAACCACATTCAGACGAGGAGATTGTAGAGTTTGAAGTTGCTAATAAATGCCTTAATATGGTTGAGAAGCTTGTTTATGAATTAGGGAACAATAAATATGAGTTCCAATTTGAAACACGATATAGTAATTATGGATATGACTCAAGCAAATGGGGAGATTTTTATGGAGCAAGTAGAGATTATTGGTATGGAGATTATGGTGGCTCAACAAGAGATAAAGAAGTAATCTATGATGAGCAGACAGGAGTAGAGAGTTGTTACTATTGTGGCTGTGAGGAATTATTAGAGAGTGAGTTCACAGATGAAACTATGGAGTGCAGGTATTGTCCTGATTGTTTATCTGATATTCTTGTAGAGATGAAAGATGTTCCTGACCCTAATCAAATACAGCTACAACTTGAGGCAGATGAAGATGAGAAACATTGGAACGAATCATTTGGAATAAAAGAGGTTGATTACGAGGATGTTTCAGACAACTATGATGGCTCTATGAGGCACAAGCAAATAGTAAATCAGTATTTAACTACTAAAAGAAATATAATATGAAAAACTTAATATGCGATAATTGTGGGGAGAATAGCAACTCAAATCGAGAGTGTATTGTAGAGGGAAAAGATAAAATGCTCTTATGTGAAAAATGTATTAAAAGATATTGCCCTAAATGTGATAGTAAATTAGAGGTAGAAAAAGAAATAGACTACCCTTATGTATGTAAAGGTTGTGATGAAAACTTTTATGAATTTGAAACTAAAACTAAATAATTATGGATAAAATAGATTTTATGAAGATGTTTCTAAAAATGGGTTCAATGACTAATCAAACCGATAAAGAAGCTTTAGCATTTCAAGAGAGAATTATATTCGCTACTGATGGTATTATTAAGCCTGAAAACTGGGAGGAACTATCTTTTAAGGAAAGACAAAAAAGAATGAATAAACTACTAAAAGAAATATAATATGGCAAAGAGATTTACAGATTCGGATAAATGGAAAAAAGGATTCATTAGAGGATTACCCCCTAAATACAAACTGTTGTGGTTGTATATCTTAGATGATTGCAACCACGCAGGAGTATGGGATATAGATTTTGAAGTTGCTTCAATAAGGATTGGCATTAAAATCAATGAGAAGGAAGCAATAAATTATTTCTCAGAACAGATTAAAATATTTGACAAAGGACAGAAATGGTTTGTGCCTAAATTTATTGACTTTCAATATGGACAACTAAACGCAAACTCAAGACCACATCAAGCTGTTATTAAATTAATAGATAAATATGATTTATATAACATTAAAGGTATAAGTCCACTAGACACAGGAGAGTTAGACAAGCCTGTTATCAAAAGGTTTAAGAAGCCAACGCTTGAAGATATTTTAAGCTACTGCGTAGAGAGAGAGAATGTGGTTGAAGGAGATAAATTCTTTAACTTCTACGAAAGTAATGGGTGGAAGGTAGGTAAGAACCCCATGAAAGATTGGAAGGCTGCTGTTAGGAATTGGGAATCAAATACTCAAAACTATACAAGCACAAGCAAAGGAAGTAATAAACTTAAAACACAAATAGATTCCTGGCAGAAAGCAAGGGACATTGTAGATAAACAATAATGTATATTAAACAAGAAAATAAAAAAGGACTAACCCTTAAGTGTGTTGATTTAATCAGCAAGACATTTGTTGAGTTAGGACAAAGCAAAAGCGCAGAGGAGATTGCTTTACTTGCACAATCTTTAACGGATGATTTGCTTAAAGATTTTGCTAACCTAATGTTTACCGACATTCAAAATGCTTTTAGGAATGGAGTGAGAAATACAGATTTATTTGCTTTAAATGTTAAAACTTATTATAGGTGGATAAAGATGTGGAGGCAAGTGATATGGGACGCTAGAGATGAGGTGGAAAACAAAGGCGCAGACCCTAAAATCATCCCTAATTACCGACCTGAACCAAAATTATTAACAACTAAAACTTAAAAAAATGGAATACAATAGTTTATTTGAACCGTTATTATGTATATTTTTGTCTTTGACTTTAGGACTGCTGATTGGCTGTATAGCAACAGCTTACGCTTCATCAAAAGAGCTTGGAGCTATCAACAAAGAACTAAACGCTAAAAACAAAGAGTTAAAATGTTGGGTGGATAAGTGGAAAGATAAATATACTAATGATGAAGAAGTACAGTAAAGGATATTACTTATCTTTACCCTACAAAGAGAAGTTAGATGCATTAAAAAACGCTTTAAGAATTGACTTTGCTTTTTATCTTGTTGTGTGTGGTTATTACCTAGAAGCGTCAATAGGCGAAGGGGGGTTGCCTAACAGCACGATAGAGAGAGAATTTGAGAGAGGATTAAAAAGAAATTATTATTTTAAAAACAACATAAATGAGTAAAATTATTATAGGAATTATTGTGCTTATATTGGTATTAGAGATAAAACCAATCAAAGAATATGTTAAAAAGAAATTAAATGAAAGACGATAGAATTCCCCACTACTACATAGGCACTAATGGTTATGAAGCGAGAAAAGTTATTGAAGGATTTGACCTATCTTATAACATTGGAACTGCTGTTACTTATTTACTAAGAGCAGAGAAGAAACACGCAAAGCCTGATGAGTGTATTAAAAAAGCAATAGCTCATTTAGAATTTGAATTAGAAAAAAATAATAGATTATGATAATTGATATAATAGTATTAGTTGTAGTGTTTGGGTGTGGGGTTGCTGTTGGGATGTATGTGGTAACACAAATAGAAAATATGCTATGACTTATTTAACACACTTAAAAAGAAATAATCATTGTTCTTCTTGCAGGTGGATAGTGAAGCGTGATTCTAAAACAAATTTAGTTAGAGAGGTTAAGTTAGTTTATAATCCTGATGAGTATAGCAGGGATAATGCAAAGAGGTATGGCCACAAAGCAAGAAAGCTTTACACTAGAAAGGGATTGATAAAAGTATTAGAAACTGATAAAGAAAAAAGAAGTGCCTAAGCCTATCTATAGGGTTATCGTGGAGTATGGATACCGAAAGAAAGGCTCTGTAAGGCACTACAAATACAAAATAATTGATACATTTGTTTTGACAAATGATATTGAGTTAATAAAAGAAGATAAAAATTTGCGTGATAGAATGACAAGAGATGTTGGGGGGAAAAATAAAGAGCTAGAGTTTACATTTAAAAGCATCTATGTTGAGGGTCAATATGGAAATACAGCTTATTAAAAAATTATTATTATTATGGAAGTTATATTATTTGTTGTTAGTATTTTTTACTGCATCTATCTTAATTTAAAGCTAAGAGAGGTTCAAAATGATGTTTATGAGTCGTCTATAGATATGGACGCATTAGAAATCAAAGTTTATAACAAGATGATGGAAGTTCGTAGAGAAATAAAAGAATCAGTAAAGCCTAAGAAAATTGAGAAATCAAGAAGAAGAAGTACAAAAAAGCGTCGTAGAGTACCTAAAGCTTAAGTATCCTAAAGCTAAGTATTGTGCTAGTTTAGGGGGGATAAGAACCTCTTTTAAACAG